GGATATCGTTTTCTTTCATATAAGTCCAATTAGCGTCAAAGTCAGTACCACCGCCACCAAGTATTTCATAGTCAGTCAAATCTTGACCGCCGTCTGCACTGAAATCTTCTTCGTTATACACTTTAGTATCAAAGCACCATAATTTAATTTTGTAATCTTTATACTCGTCCATAATACCTTTAACTTCACCTAAGAAGTCTTGTGCTTGTATATCTCCAATAGATCCACTCATATCAATACCAATACAAATATCAATAGTATCCATAAAATTCATGCCTGGTAATACTGCACCAGTATGCCAACCTTTACGTGAAGGACGACTAAAAGTAAAATCACTCTTAATTGTTGATTGTATTTGCTGACGTAACAATTCACGCCAGTTCATTTTAGGTTCTGTAAGTTCTTTAATCATACGTGCAATTTCGCCTGGAGTATTACCAGCACCTGCTGATTGAGCAGATGTAATCATACTTTCTTTTATTTCATCACGTATCTTTTTTAATTCTTCTTTGGAATATGAAGGACGTTTAGATTTCTTTTTATCTTTTTCTTTTCCTCCACCTTGTTCAGGATTCTTTCCTTCGCCTGGTTGATCGCCGTCTTTTTCCCAATCTATGTGTTCATCTAAAAGTTCACCTAATGCTTGTAATTCTTCTTCATCATACTTGTTGTAGATGTCATCATATATCTCTTCTGATGTCCAATCATCATATTTAAAGTCTTGGAAAATTTGAATTTGATCTACACGCTCGCCAATTTTGTCACGTACTAATAAATTATTTACTTTATAGTCACACGCAATATTGAATATACGAGGATTCCGGTCTTCTCTACGGATAATGTGATCAAATACGCAATGAAGAATTTCGTGGGCAATAACAAACTCAATTTGTTTGTTAGACAGCATATTAAAAAATTGTGTATTGTAATATAAATTTCTACCGTCTGTAGCGGCAGTAGGACACCAGTCATCACAGTTTTGAACACGCATTCTAGTAGCCATGTTACCAAAGAATGGATGCCTTAACAAAAGTCCTACTCTTGCAACAATGACTCTATCGTGAACTTCTTCACGCATTTTTTCTAGATCTTCTTTGGATAATTCTACTGGTTGAAACCCTTTAGTATCTAAGCCCATGCCATGTCCTTTTTGTTACTATACTTATATAATAGCATATTTACGTTATTAGTCAACCTGTTTTGGTAAGAATAAAGGGTAGAGATGCCCCTACCCTTTATTACATTAGTTACTGGCGGCACTTATGTACTTGCCAAAACGTTCATGGAACTCATCAAAACAAGCAACTTCATCTGGATCAATAGGTAGTTGGTATTGTGTAATAGCAACTTTTATACCCATAACGACAAGTTCTGTTTCAAAGTTGTCCATTGCAAATCGCAGGAAGTTGTTAACCATGTCATCAAACTTTTTGTCATTTTTATCTGACGCTTGTTTAAGTTCATAGCAAAGGCTCACTGTCAAGGAATACATGGCACTGATTTCTTTAGTGGCCATTTCTTTAACTTTGCCTGCGAGTATATCAGTTGGATTAGGCATACTAGCGGCAACCTTACGGTGAGCCATAAATTTGACAGCCAAACCTTCTCCAACTGCACCACTAATCAAATCAGTAGTGGTAGTTTCGTCATCGTCATCTTCAAGTAGTTCAGAAACAAACGACCAAGTTCTTGGCGTTGCAAAAGAACGTGAAGGAGACTTTGGATCGAAATCGTATAAGTCTTTTTTGCTGAATGTTAAGTAACCAACAACATCATTGTGAATATTGTTATCTACTGCCCATGCAAACCAATCATCAAAATCAACTGCTAATTCTAAGTGAACAAAACGATTGGCAAGTGGAGCAGGCATTCTATAAGTAACACCTTTATCTGCTTCACGGTTACCAGCCGCTACAATAAGAACATTGTCGGGCAATTTGTATTGTCCAACACGTCTATTTAAAATTAATTGATAAGCCGCCGCTTGTACTGCCGGCGCCGCAGAGTTCATTTCATCTAAGAAAAGAACAATATAATCGAACTTCTTAGCAAATTCTTCTGTTGGAAGTTCTTGTGGTGGTGCCCACATCATTGTGTTATCGTTTGCCGCATAATAAGGGATACCTTTAATATCAGTTGGTTCCCAAAGTGATAAACGTACATCAATAAGATGTGATTTTTTTAGTTGTTTTGTGATTTGCCCAATAATATCAGATTTTCCAATACCTGGAGGGCCCCACATAAAAATAGGACGTTTCTTTTTGAATGCCCTAATAATACTTTTCTTTGCTCCATTTGGAGTAACAGTTCGTACTACAGATTCCATGTTATATTCCTCGTTTGTTTGTATCAGTGCCATACTTAATTTCTTAGTATGTATATATAATAACACAGGTTATGAGGAAAGTCAATCTATTTTGGTTACTTTTTTTGTCTGTTTAATGCTTTGGTAAGTCCATATTTCTTTACATCTCCGCTAAAAAGATGTAGTTCGAGTGCCTTCTTTTCGTCCGTAACTTCTATAGAATACTTACATAACCAATAAGGACAATCAATAAATTGGTCTAGCCAAATTATAGTATTGGTTGTAAGTTCAAAATCTTTTGGAAAAGGTATTTCATAGGTTGCAAGTTCTAATTTGGATTTAAGAAATTCTAACCCAAAATCTGTAAGTCTTAATCCGCCTTCATTTTTTACTCTAGTATTTTGCCATAATGTAGACATATACTCTTTCATAGTAACATCTGATATTGCAATTTCGGCTTGTTTTAGAAATACCTTAGTATATGTTTCTTTGTTCATTCTTCTTCAACTATATCACCTGTACTTAATTTATATACAGAAAAGTCTTTACAATTGAACATTTCATTTAATTTACTTGCTAGATTGTGTGCATGACCTGGATTTGAAAAACTAGTTTTCTTATATTTAGGTCCTGGGTAATTAGTTAACATATTGGAACTTTTTAAATTAAAAGGTTTGTCTTTATGAAAGACAGCCCATATTGCTTCTGCTTCTAATACTTGTTCACTACGATATGTTTTCTTATTTACAAATTCTAGTAACACCGTCGGTTTTGGTCTACTCATGCGTACTTCCTTTTAATTATATACGCATATATTTATCTCTTTTTTAAGGTTATAGTAGCAGTTATCTTAGATTTAAACCTAACTTATTAACAGTCTGTTGCACACATAACGCCTGTACTTTACAATCTTCTAATGCATTATGTGCCTCAAACTTAATTTCCTTACGTGGATCTGTTGGCATAATACCAAACAATGTTCTACTGTCTTTAATTTTCCAAAAAGGCCAAGGCAAATGATGATCATATTGTCTAAACATGTCCTCAAGTATAACAATATCAAATGCAGGACCTTGGCACCAAATAGTGTCTACACCTACACACCATTTGTTTAACTTTTGTAAAACAGTCAATACTGGAGTTCTATCATGATCGCCAAGTGCTTCATCAACTACACTTTGTTCTTGTGTTGCCCACCAATCTAATGTGCTTTTTGAAGTAGTTCTACCTTTGTTTAATTGTTCGTCTACATTGAACCGATAATAAAAATGTTGTGTAGTTTCTTTAATAGCATTAGGATCAAACTTAACACCTCCGATAGTTAGAACTACCGCGGTTGGCAATACATCCAATGTTTCTAGATCAATCATTGCATGAGTTGTCATTATAATATCTTCATTAAAATTATTACTTGTAATACTAAGACAGCAATCGGTACAATAGTTCTAATTAGTTCCATTGTATGATTATACTCGTCTAATTTTCTTTCAAGTCTATTTCTTTTTGCCATACGTCCTTACCAGTTATTGCCACCGTCCATTTGTACTTCTACAACTTCTTCAGTTTTTGAATTTTCTTTAACAAATTTTTCCATATCACCTTGTAGTCTAGCCATAACAATGCCTAATGTAAATGCAAGTCCTTTGGCTTGTTGCATAGTAAGTTTGACTTCTTTGGCTTGACTTGCGTCAGCACCTTTGACAGTGTTTATAAAATTTTGAATAGGTGCAGTATTAAGAGGATCTTGCGTTGACACGTGATAACTCCGTTCTCATTTCTATATCAGTCATAAATGGACCTCTATAATTATATCTTTCAATTGTTATTTGTTTTGGACAAAAACTTTTCACCCAACCTTTTTCAAACTGAATACAGTAATATCCTGCACAATACAAACTTTTTGATTTATTGCTTTTACTAAACAAAGGTAATTTGTTTTTTACATCATACATTGGATTGAAAGGCTCACAACTTGTTGGATATCCATGTACTTCGAACTCTGATGAACTGCTATCATCAGCGGTGCTCCAAGTAATCTTTCCTAAATGTTTTTTAAGTTGATTGAAATCACCAAACACTTGTGTTCCTGCTCCGCAAGAATATGTGTAACACTCTTCGGCGGCACTTAACGTTCCTACCTTAGAGCCGTTTTCTTCAACAATCCAAAATTTATCTTTTAAGACTTCTTTTGCTTTTATCATACTGGATACCTCGCTTGTAATGGTTCGGCGTAATGTTGTGCTTGATCTGCAATCCTTTGCATATCCCACTTTGCACAGAATTTCATAAGACGCATTCCTACTTGTTGTACTTCTTTAGGAGTCATATGATCTTCAATTACGTCATTGATTATACTTCTTATATTGCCTGGTTGTGCAGTTAAATCACACAAAATAACATTTCGTTGATAGTCATCTAACACACGATGTTCTTCACCGTTATGATCTACCCAACGTTGTAGCATCATGTTATTCCAATTGAAGCCTTTTGTTTCTTTATCTGCAAATGCTTCAACAAGACCAACTTTGTTTTTTGTACCTTTAGTACGGACACCTGGATAAGCACTAAACACATTATCACTTGTATCACCACGCATACATTTCTCAAATAGCATAAATGCAGGATCGGGTGCAAGTCTGGGCTCTTTAGTTTTCTTATCTAAAACAGGTTTACCTTTCTTATCAAAGTAACCTTCATGTGTAATTGTTACATCTTGTATACCATTGTATTGTTTTACATTAGGTGCAATTAATTGTGCAAAGTCACCATCTGTAGAAATAATAACATGATTGTCCTTAGGATGTGCTTGTATCCAACCTGCAATAAGAT